TTTTTTTCTTAGCTTCTTCTTCCGCTTTTCTTTTAGCTTCTTGTGCCGCTAAACTAAACTTATCGGTGTCAGCAAAAACTTTATTTATATCTTCTTGGGTCATGCCCATACCGTATTGATCATAAGCCCCGGTCCCCGTTGCGTTGACATACGGATCATAGTCCGCGGCAAACGGATCGCCGCCACCTAAATAATCACCAAAATCAAAATCAGCTGTTTGCATTGGTGATGGTTGAAAAGGCATAGGTTTAAAAGGACCAACTGGAAAAGGCATTGGTGTAGGCTGCATACCAAATCCAGGACCTGAAACAAAATCAGGGTCCCCTCGCATTGGTGGTCGGTTTAATGGAGGTCGGTACATAGCATCTTGGAAATTTGCCATGTTTTGTTGACCACCGCCAAAACCTAAACTACCACTAGAAACTCCTAGCAATGCAGGTGCTGGCATACCACCTTGTTGCATTCCTACTCGGCCACCGTCTGCTAAATATTCACCTGCTATAGAGCCTTCGTGATCCATTTCATTATACCAATAAGGAAACTCTGTACCGTTTTCAAACGCATCATTAATTTGTCTTTGTCTATCAAGTGAATCTTGATTAAAAAAACCAGAACTGTCTAAAGCATCGCTATAAACAGGATCATCAACGGCGTCCATAGAATCTGGTATGGGGTTTCTAATTGCATTCATTCCGTGACCTGCAATGATACCAGGAACTCCAAGCGCTCCAATTTGTAGTGCCGTTTCTATATTATCAGGGTTAACAAAATTAGATAAATCATCAAATGCTTGTTGTTGTGCATCTGCTTCATAAATATATTCGTCATCTAAATTTAAAGCATACGGGTCCTTAGTTACACTTCCAGACATTAATTGATTATCAGAAATGGTTTCAATAGTACCAGTATCATCAGGAACAATTGAACCTAAAACATTACCACCGGTAATATCGCCACCAATAATTTCATCGCCACCTTGTGAAGAAAGTAGTTCCATAAGTGAGCGTCGTTGTTCAGCTTCAGCACGTCTTTGTGCTAACAAATCACCAGGTTGACCTAAGGTGTCGATCATGTCAGCATAGCCAGTGCGATCTTCACCGCCTTGCATCATTTTTAGTGCGTCTGAATAACTAACCATTTAACTGCTCTGTTTAATTGTTGCTTGCATATTCTTTATACCATCTTTTGCTAGTGATACACTAGCTCTAAGTTTTTGGTGTTCGTCATTTTGTTCCATTTTGTCTTCTGCTAGTTCTTTCGACTGCATCATTTTAGCTCGTTCTAGATTAATCTTTTCTTCAGCCTCTTCTTGTCGAGCCTGTTCTTCACGTGCTTTTAAATCTAGTTCACGGTCTTTTAGCTTTAATAATGGATCATTTTCAACTTGATTCAAGACTTCTTTTTCTGCTTCTGCAAAGTCATCGCTAAATTCTGCAATTAATTGTGATTTTCTAGCTTCCATTTGCATTTGTAAGTTAGTTTCTTGCTGTTGTATCTGTTGCATCTTTGGATCTTGCTGTAATTGTTGTTGCATTTGTGGATTTTGCTGTGCTTGTTGAATTAACGGCTGCACTTGTTGCATAATTTGTTCCATTTGTTGTTTTTGCTGTGCAAATTCCATTTCTACTTGCTCAGTTGCCATTAAAAGTATGTGTTCCATACAATTTTGTTGCAACATGCCCATGGCTGCCGGATTATTTCTAATAACGGTAGTGCCCATAAACCTTAAATGCGTTTTCATGTGCGATTGGTGGTCTTGTTTTGGAAAAGCTTGAAACTTTTTACCATTTAAGGCCAGTATATTCTCACTTGCTGGGTCTAACGCCGAAGGTTGTGGCGGTGGTGGCAATAATTGATCAATATCTTTAACACCAAGTGCCTCATACATGTGTCGATACGCATGATAAATATTATGCATCTGTGGATTAGTCATAGCAATCTGCATTTCTGATTGCGCAATGCTAATACGTTGTGTTTGTGAAAAGATGTTTGGATCTGCAACCGGAATAATATCTATCTTCGGACTAAAGTCTTCTTTAAATATTTGATTCTGGCCACCAACAACATCATACGGATACATTGCTGGTAAGTAAGTTACAAAGTTTTCTGACAATAACATAAACTCACATTTCATTGCCGCATATAAACGTTTATGGATTGCTGACATAACCCGCGATCCGCGTTCCAAGAGCGCGACGGTCGTACCGACTGCTGCACCTTGGTTACCATCACCCACTTGCATATCTGCTATGCTCGCGAAGCGTTGACCGGCCTGAACCACTGTACCCATTAATTGTAATAGGGTTGCATCTGGTCCTTTGAACGGTAATGGCATGAACGCGTCTCTAAGGTTTCCACCAGGGGCATCTACATCACGAAACTCGCCCGGCTGCAACGGTTGCGCTTCGTCGCGGACTCTGATGCCACGCATCTTGAATCCGGCTGGTAAATTAGACAAGGTGCCGGCATCTAAGAGCTGTCTTAGAGCGGCTGTGGCGGTTCTAGAAAGTCCGCCGATCATATGAATTAACCCAAATCCATAGAAGCCTAGTCCTGGTAAAAATTTAAAGTGTACAAAATAATCTTGTCGTTTTTTTAATTGGTCGTTAACTTTCCAATTTCGTTTAATAGCTAAAACTTCTCCGGTGTCCTCTTCAAGAGTAACAATGTATGGAAACTTCATACCAGTAGATTCTTGAGTTTCAGGATTAATATCCTCAAAGCCTTCTATTTCTAAATTAACGTGACATTCTAAAATAGAATGCACATCATGTTTATTAGTTTCAGTACCATCTAATTTATTTTTTTGTTCTTGTACGTCATTGTTTTGATACGTGCCACTGTCACCAATTTCTGCATCCATGCTATAAATACCAGCTAGTTGATGTTGCACTAAATCATTGTGAGTCATCTTAACACGATGAATAATTGTTTCGGTGTCGTCTAATGAGGTAGCTGTGTATGGCACATATAAATCTTCTGCCGGTACAAACTTAGATACACTTCTTTGTAAGAGTGCATCGTAATAAACTTTTTTAAAAGTAGAACCTGACAGTGGTAAGTTAAATAACATTTGATCAAACTCTGGTTCGTACTCTTTCATGTTAACCATCAATTGATAGTTCATAAAATCTTTAACTCTAGCTGCTTGCGCTACTTTTTCTGAAGACTCAAGACCCATAACTTGCGTTCTAACTGGTCCGCCTGCAGGCAATAATTCTTTGTAAGCTAGTGCTTGGAACTGTGTTACCGCTTCGGCTAATACGGGGTGAGTTGCACCAGATGCACCTTGAAACGGCTCTGCTCTATTTTCATATTTAAAACCTAATAGCTCTAAACCTTCTTTATAAGTTTGTTCCCATTCTGAGCGTGAAGAATCACATTCGTCAAACTCTGCTAAAATGTCACTAGATATTTCACCAATTACAGCATCTTCTAAAAAGTCTACTAAATTAGCGTCATGCTGTTCTGCGCCTTGCATCGCTTCTGCTTGTGGATCAAAATCTATTTCTGCACCACCGTCTTCCATCATCTCAATATTCATATCGTTAGATGGGTTTAAATCTTGTGCCTCTAGTTCTACATCTTCCGGTAGAATGTCTGTAGGCATTTTGCCTGGTATCATTTCTTTATCTATAGCCATTATTTTCTCCTAAATAAACTTCCCATGCCATCGGACACCGGGCCTTTTTCCGGTGGCACTAAACCACCTTGGTTAAATGTTTTTTGTACTTCAACACCAAAAAATGGATCTTGATCTTTAATTTTACGAGCGCTAGCATTTAAAAACAAATCATCGTCTAATCTTTTGTTTAATATAAGCTCTAATAACGGATCTGCGTCATAAGGATATTGTACACCACCTTGTATAAACATATCTTCTCCAACTGGTTTACCATAGTTAATTCTTGCAAAATCTTCTTTTATTTCACCCTCTACACCAACACGTTTTTTCTTTTTTGGTGGAAATATTTTTGAAACAAAACCAGGAGGCTTTGGTTGCATATCTCGTTCTGCTAATAGCATTGCTAATTTATCTGCGTCTGAAGGCTCTTGGTTTAGGTCCCTCTCTTTTTGTAGTCTTACAAGTGATTCTTCTCTTTCACGTTGCCCTAGTTCTTGTAAAAATTTTTCATAACCCTCTTCGCTAGAAACGTTTGAACGAAGAATATCATTAAGAACCATACCACCGTCTGCTTTTTTTGTCTTTGGTTTAAACGGTACAATTTTGCTGCTAGGTTTACCTCTTAACTGTTCCATAAAAGCATCGCTCTCATCTATCTGTTTCAATAAACTTTGTACATCGTTAGGTAAAATATCT